CGAAGGCCGACCATGTTCGGACTTGCCCCCCGCTGTTCGGGCGGAGGAGGGGCGATCTTCTGCGGGGTAGGCTGCTGGGCTTGCTGGCGTTGTTGCTGCGCCGCTACGTTCGGGTCGTTACGACCCTGCGAGTCCATGCTTGGTACATGGAAGCCCTGCCGAACCTGCCCGCGCGCATCAAGCGGGATGTCAATCTTGGGCTGGCCGGGGTACTGGTAGGAGCCCGAAGGCGGCCCCACTGGAGTAGCAGTCGCCTGCTGACGAAGGGCGTAGTCCCGCATCGCCGCCAGTTCGAGCGGGTCAGGCGCGTTTGGCGCGCGATAGCGTTGTGCATATCCAGGCGGGACGGCGTCCTCGTAAGCCACTTATTCCCCCCAAAGCTTACGATACTCGGAAGACCCCGCAGTTCTCCACGCCGAGGGTACCGCTGTCCCGGTGGGAAACCACATATCCTGTCGCTTGTTCCAGAAGTCGCGAGCCAGCGTGCCCGTGACTTTGTTGCCCATGCTGTCCGTATAGGAGTCGCTCCCCGCTCCGTCGCCCCCTCCGCCGGCAGCCCCTTTGCCTTTGCCAACCTGGCTCAGGTAGGACAGCATGTCGCTGATGCCCGCCTGAAGAGGCTGCGTCGCCTGCACACCAGACTGAACCATGGACGACAGCGCCATGAGCGGCTGCATCGCCGCCGCCTGCTGGACCGCCTGTCCGCCAGTCATCGAGGATGCGTATTGACCCTGTAAAGTAGCCGCTGTCTGCGCGGCGGTCGCCTGGTTCTGGAGCTGGTTCTGCTCCCAGTTGGCGTTGAACTGGCTGAACTGATCGCCGAGAATCTGTGCCCCGTAGGGCGACATGCCGAGGCCGCGCTCCGACAAGGCGGCGTTCGTCTGGTCGGTGACGTTGGAGAGCTGGCGCTTATACAGCTCATTATTGTTGTTGAAGCCGGTCGCGAGCGCTTGGTTGGCGTATCCAGGGTTGCCGGAGACCGAGCTCTGAATCTGTTGCCCGCTCTGTACACCCGCCGCCGGGCTGTACCCCGCCGCCTGCGACGCCCCGTATGCGCTCCCGACCTGGCTTTGAAGATTGTTGGAAACGCCGGCGAGGTTGGCCGTGCCCGCAGTGATCGCTTGTTGCGCCTGCTGCGGGGAAGCGCCGGCAAAGTTGGTCCCACCACCGCCAGAGAAGTTCCAGCCTTGGCTATTGCCGCTAGCCCACGGGTTCCACAGCGCCACGGGACACCTTAGCCGTTAGAGCGCGGGCCGATCGTCGGCGGAGTCGGCGCGGTCGAAGACCCGCGCGTCGCGCCCTTATTCACGTCACCGGACGGGAGCTGCGTCGATTTGTCCGACGAAGACGCCGCCGTGTTTTTGGTTGAAGCCATTGTGCGTACTCCTAGTTCTTTGTGCATGTTAGCAGAGCAACGTTCACAGGTCTAGTCTCTCCCCCGCCAGCCGAACTCGTGTTCCCGCTCGCCGTACCTCCAACGCCTATGAAAGCACCATGGCTATTAGCGCCGTTATTTTCGAACGTGCTGGCGGTCGCTCCGATCACGTAGGAATTTGAATAGCCGTGCGTGTGCGACTGCATGACCGAGGCGCTATTCTGACCGTGCGCATACCCGGCACCTGTGCCCCGGATGAAGTAGCCGCCGAGTGTTGACGACTGATCCGTCCAGCCGGACGGGCAGGAAAAAAGATTAAAATACGCAGTGAACCCAGACGGGATAGGACTCCCAACGCCGTGCGCCGCCAACAATGCGTTGAGCGACACCATCGAGGCGTTGCCGTTGTTTATTAGCGAATAGAAGTTCGCCATGACCTGCGTCGCGTCGGCGCGTGTGCCGCCGACCAGTGTGAACGGGACTGAGACAAACTGCTGCGCCTGAACCGGCGTGGAGCAGAGCAGGAGGAGGGCCAGAATTTTCTTCATGTCTTTTGGCAGAACAGGAGAGCTATGTTGACCGGACGCGTCTCGGAGCCATAGACGCCGCTGTTCGCACCCGAAGTCCCCGACGCCGAACCTATGCTCGTCACATAGCCCCCGCCGGTATTGCTCGTGTGCGCCGTAAAAAAGTTCAGGAAGGTCACGGGCGAGCCACCGATATCGTGGGCGTGGCTTATGTATGAGTCCCCCTGGACGACATTTTGTGCGTGTCCGAAGTCATATGGTCCTCCGCCAGTATTATATATTCGCGGGAAGTACCCTTGAAGATTGACGGTCCCGCTCGTGCCGTTGGATTCGATCCATCCGCCGGGGCAGGCCGACAAATTAAACGGCAACACCATGCCTGTTGGCACCGTTAGCGGCGTGAACGCGGCGATCGCCGCGTTCACGCCGGCATAGGCAGAATTTCCGTCAGAGATAATGCGGTTCAGGTCGAGCATGACTTGTGCGGCAGAGGCCGTTGAGCCGTTCACCAGGACCGCCGGAGGCGCGCTGAAATATTGCGCGCTGGCGGGCGCGGCCACGAGGGTAAAAGCGAGGAGAATTCGGCACATCATGTCTTCACACAATAAGTCAAAGTGTAGTACACCGGGAAAGTATCTGACCCAATCCCACTCCCGGAGGCCCCGCCCGTGCCGCTCAGCCCCACAGCAAGGGAGTTAATCAGGTCCGCCGTCGTAAACCCCGTGGGCAGTGCGCTCAAGTATGATGCGCTGGTGTTGGTGAGGAAGGAGGATGTCCCGTGCGAATGGTCCTGGAACTGCGACCCCTGATACGACGCGCGGACACGACCAGGATCGACCGATCCGCCGTTTGACCATCCTCGAACGAACCGGCCGGTCAGATCGGCGGTCCCGCCCGTGCCGTTCATCGGGGCATATCCTGCCGGGCAGAGCGTCTGGTACCGGTTCATCATGATCGCCCCGGCGGGAATGACCGTGGAGGCCGGAAGCGCGTTGATCGCGGCCACGAGCGACGCGTAAGACGTGTTCCCGTTCGAGATGATCTGATTGAAGTCCGCCATCAACTGCGCGGCGCAGCCTGCTCCGCAGGCCGTGAAGTCCGAGAACGTGTTCGGAGGCGGGTTAAAGTAGGCCGCCTGCGCCGTCGAGGACAAGAAGAATGAGAGTGCAATCAGCTTTTTCATGGGAGCGACGTATACCCGAGGGGCTGATAAAACATATACACGTCCGCGATGCGCGCGCCCGCCTGCGCAGGGAACGTGATCTTGAGGGTCAATCTATCAAACACGATGGGGATTGTCCATGGGACTGTGATCGGCGCGAGTGTCTGCTGCGCTCCGAGCCAAGGAGAAACTCCCCAAGTGAAGGAGTCCCAAAGCGTTTCGGTACCGCCGACGGCAATCGAGGCGAAGTCCACGACCGTGTTATTCTGGTTCAGCGCCGATATATTATAAGTGAACGATGTCGCTCCCGCCCCCGCATAGAAGATCGACTCAACCATTGAGCACTGCCGCATGTCCCCGCGTTCCGGCAGCAGCGCCGTTTGGTAAGTGCATTGCATCGGCGCGAAAAACTCCGTGTATGTCGCGGCTGCAGTCGGGATGATGTCGCTTCGATACAGATTCTCTTTTCCGACGATCCATCCGACGTAAGAACTGCCATATGCCTCGACCAGACCGAACGTGGACGTATTCGGCCCGAACCAGACCTTGCGTGTTAAGCTGTACACCCATTCCTGATAAGGCGCGCCGAGGAGGGCGGAGTTCTGCGTCGTGATCCGAACCGACGTGCCGTTGCACGCCGCACACATTCTAGATGGAATGGACGCGTTCGCAAACGGCGTGACGATGCCCGCACCCGCTTCGCCTATCGGATCGGAGACATGCGCCGTCGTGTCGAGAAGCCGCAGCCCATCAGGCGCGACGAACAGCAGCCCATAAGGAGACGACACAAGCGTGTTCGGGGCGTCGGTCCCCGTCGCCACGTTCAAGGCGTTCTGCGCGATCGGCGAGGTCGTGGAGGCAAAGTCGCCCGTTATCTGGAAACAGCCTCTCGACCCCTGAAAGACAATGAGCGCCTGCACCTGACCGCCAAGCTGATTGGTCAAGGACAGGGGGGCGGCGGCGGTCAAGCGCAGATTATTACCAAACGTTAGAGCATACGGGTTCGTTCGAGTTCCCGGCACGAGGGGATTGGACGCAAGAACGGCAGGCGTGCCGCCGGGCGGATTGCAGCCGAAGTAAGCCCGGTTGTAAAAGTTCGCGCAGAAAACCGGAACATCCGGTAGCGCGTTCCCCGAGCAGTTCGCGGATGTCCAGGTCGGCGCGGCCGGGTTTGAAATGTTAATGAGCCCGAAGAAATTGGACCCTATGCCGCTGAAGCCTGGATGCGTCACGACAACGTAAATACCCACGACCGTCATCGTTGGAGGAGTCCACGTGCCCGTCGTCACTACATTCGTCGGCGTGTTTGCGTTGGTCCAGCCCGTCACAGTGACAAAGGCGCTCGTCAAAAGATTATAGCCGATAGGCGCTTCGTAGCTGGCCTGAAGCCCTTGCGCCATCATCCAGACGATATCGCCGACGACGACCATCCCTGAAACAAAATCAAGCCCCGAGTTCGGGAGCTGCACAGCCGCCGGTCGCGGAACCCAATTATTCGCAGTGTCGAGCGCAGGCACCAGGTTCGCGAGCTGCTGCATCGCGCCGGGGAAAAGCTCCGTCTCGTCAGTCGTGTCGCCCGCGCCAACGGCCTGATGGCGAATGACGCCTCCTTGACGCGGCGGCATTTAACTCCATCCTATTTTCTTCGTGTCGGGAGCCTTCGAGTACGGCGACCCGAACCGACGGCGGTCCAGCGTCACCGTCTTGGCGCGCCCGTTATCGTCAGCCTGCAACTTCAGGAACCGCTTCAGAATACCTTGCGCGCCCGTCGCGCCTTCATCAAGGAACGCAGGCGCTCGCGCGTCGTCCGTGATCTTCATCAGCTCGCCCGCCAAGCGCGTGACGAGGTAGTCCGTGTTCGGAAACCATGGAACCGTAGTCGAGGACTGAGGCGTCACGATGTCCGCACGCTGCTGGAAATACCGGATGGTCACGACGAAGGCCCCGCTCGGAGGAGGCCAGACGAAGAGCGAAGGGGGCGACGCGGACGTGTCCGTCGCGAAATACTCGGGGTAATTATTGATGCCGGGATTCTGGTCCAACGCATCATACTCAGACAGGTCGATGCTGATCATGACGTACTGTGCGCCATTCACGTCGTACACGACTTCGTTCTTCGCCATGCGCAGATAATTGTCCGGCAGGGCGTAAGGACCGGAGCCGGACTGCGAGACCAGGGTCACAGTCGTCGTGGTCAGATTGATCGCGAGGTCGTAGGTCTGGCAGAGGTCGGACAGGATCAGGTTCAACAGTTGCCCGGCCTGCGCAGTGAAGCCGGGCACGCGGGCGATTTGCGTCGCCAGCGATACGATCTGTTGAGCCTGAAGCGTCATTACGAGCCCCCGACGGCGGCCTTCAATTCAGCGACCATGTTGTTGAAGCTCGCGATCGTCTCAACCGTCTGGTTGATGTTGCGCTCCAACTGGTCCTTCTCAGCCGCCTCTTTCTCCGAGAGCTTGGGCGCGGTGCGCCGGCCGCTCTCTTCCGCGACGACGCGCATGTTGTTGTACTTGTCGTCGATCTTCCGCTTAGCCGCTTTGAGCTGGACCAGCATCTTTTCCTGGATGCCGACCTGCTCTTCAATCTTCTCGATGGACGAATAAGTCGTCTGCCGGGTGATCGCGCGCTGGCACTTGTCCAGCAAGCCGTCCAGGGCGTCCTGCGAACAATCCTGCGGGACGTGTGTCTGGAAGACGAGCGAACGCCCGCCCTCGATGTTCACGGACAGGCTGATGCCGATCGACGGCAAGAGTTCAAGCTTCTCACTCATTAGGCCCTCAACAATTGGCCGGAGCCGTTCAAAACGTACTGGCGCGGTTTGTGATATTCCGAGGCGTTCGCGCCGCCGGTCTGCCGCTCGTGCTTCCACGCGTTGCACATGATCTCGTCGATCGCTCGCTTCTGCGACGCGGTCACGCGCGACGTGGTACCCTGCCAATAGACAACACCATCGATCACGATCCGATCCGCGAAGCCGGGGATGTCAACCTGGACATCGACCATTTCCTCGTTCGGATCGGCTTTCGCTTTCGCTTCGCGAACACACTGGTCAAGATAGAGCTTGCGCGCGACCTTGGCGGCCTGCTCCTTGACGAGAGCTTGCGCTTCCTTGTTAATCGCGGTCCGCTCTTCCTCGGACAAAAGCTCCAAGGTAGACGGAGGAAGCGGTTTGAATTTGTTGATTGCCAAAGTTCTCTCCTACTAAGTATTAACCCAGGCCGCCCCCGCAATGGCCCTCGCCGAAATCAGAATCGGCCATCCGGTCGCCGTATCATACGCCACGTAATCGCCGGCCTTCAACTGAAGGAACCCCCGGTTCGGAACGATGAGCAACCCCGTGTTAGATAGGGTCGTTTCATTGATGGTGAACTGCCCCGACGCAGTCGCGGTCAAAGAGTCGTCCTTGATCGCGTTGTTAAACGTCGCGAGATCCGCCGCCGAGAACGCGCCCGACACGTTCGTGTACGCGTTCCCGCCATCATAACGGAGCGCCGACAGGGTCGTCGTCGCTGCCGTGCCCGCTGTTCTGAGCGCCATTGCTAGTTACCTCAGCCGAAGGTGGTGTTAAACGCCGACGTAGCCTCAACCCGCATCGCAAACAGGTTGTTCTTGATGAGGCAACCGTTATCAAACTTGAACCCGATGATGCGGAGCTGGTTGAGCGGATCACTCTTGTCCGCTTCAGTCAGAATCTTCAAGCGCATCTGGTCGAGCGTGACCACGGAAAACGCGCCCCGCCCGAAAATGTAGGTCGGGTAGACCGTGACGCCAGTGCCGGGAGCCGCCGGCGGCGACTGCACAACACCGATGCCTGTGAGAACGACCGTCTGGCCCGGCGCGAGCTGCGTCGCCATGCCCTGCAAGGAGCCCTGCGTCGGACCGGCGGCGCAGACCGCGAGATTGGCGACGGCCGAAGTAGTGCCAATATAAATGCTGTAAGAGTAGCCCGGAGCCGCTGGCAGCGTAACAGAAATCGAGCCGTTCGGACCGGTTACGTTGATGCTGCCCGAAATCTGCGAGATGATCTGTTCGTACTGGTTGATGTTGTCCGAGAGGGTCACAATGATGTTGTAGGTCGCGCTGGTCGCTAGAGAGCCTGCAGTGCCCGCAGTGCCCGAGATGAGCGCTTGGCCCGTCCAGAACGGGACCATGTTCGAAGAGCAGAACCGGATGCTGTGCCACTGCCCGATCTCGGAGTTATACAGCTTATTCGCGTCCTGGTAGGTGCCGACGAGAACGAACGAAGATTTCTGCGTAATGTCCGCTTCCACGAAGGGATGCGTGATCGCCACATAGTGGGGGCGGCTGCGAGGGTTGGCGGTCGCGCTCGGCTCGCCTGCCTTCGCATCGATCGTCGTATCAGTCTGCTCGTCGCCCATGAACCGG